AAGTCATTACTCTATTTGTTCCACTATAAGCAATAGCAACAAATAACCTAAGTTGTGGAGACCAACAAACAAAACGCCATGCATTGGCATCAGCAGTAAATCTAGCGGTCCATGTTATTCCATTTGGCGAAGTCATTACTCTATTATTTGATCCACCCCAAGCTATAGCAACAAATAGTCCAAGTTCTGGAGACCAACAAATACCAGACCACTCATTAGCTACTGGAACTGTTCTTGATATCCATGTTTGAACCACTTTAACACCACTCGATGAAGGATTTAAACCCGGATAAGCATCTTTTGCCAATCCATAATGTCCATTAACCGCGCTCCAGCTTATATCTCCACTAATTTCTTGATAAGCTCTATTTGACGCTCTTAAATTATTAATATATGCATTATTCCAATAGCGTGACGTGCTACCTAAGCTATAAGTATTTGTTATTGACGGAGGTATATCACTACCTATTGAAGTAATAACATAAGAAGAACCGCCACCGCCAGCACTATATGCCGCTCCATTAACAGTATTAACACTTAAATCAACAACAAAATGGTTTTTCCATATATTTGACGCAGAACCCAAATTTGAATTGTTATTGACTAGTGGAAACATGTTTCCGCTTATTTCAATAGATCTTGCACTTAGATCTCGTATATAAGCATTATTCCATATTCTAGTAATAAGACCTAAACTTGAACCATTAGCTATTAAAGGATTTAAATTGCCTGAAACATCAATAGAAGTCACACTTACATCACGTATATGAGCATTGCCCCATCTTCTAGTGCTAAGACCTAAGCTTGAAGTATTTGCACTATTTGCACCTGCTACAGACTGTAAGTAGCGGATTACTACAATACCGGAGCCACCTGCTCCCGCAGGAGCCACATAACCACCACCACCACCGCCACCACCAGTATTGGGACCACCATTGCCACCAGTTAAACCTGACCCACTAAAGCCACTATTAAGTGCTGACCCACCACCCGTTCCTACTCCACCATTGCCACCACCACCACCACCACCACCAAGACCTCCCCAACCACCTGATTGTGGTTGGTAGGCGCCACCACCACCACCGCCACCCCAATAATAACTTGGTCCTAGAATAGCATTAACTACACCAACACCACCTGAACCCATACCTGTTTGTCCTGTATCGCCTGTACTATTCGGGTCTGTATCTAATCCTTGACCTCCGGCTCCACCACCACCTGCTCCTCGAATAGGACCACCATTGCGAGCCAGTATCATACTGCCACCACTACAACCATAAATTATACCCACATTAGCAATCCCATTATTTGTTCCTAAAATATTACCACTACTTGCTCCGCCCTTATTAAGTATTCCATCATGATTATCACCACCGGCTCCTCCACCACTACCACCGTTAGTGCCTACACTATCATATTGTCCGCTCGTTCCACCACCAGCAGCTGTTGCTCCAAAAACACGACTTAGTTGTCCATTGGTCTGTTGACCCCCACCAGCACCTACTATAACTTCATAGCTAGCCCCAAGTATAACATTTGTAGCAGGTATCCAAATTACACCACCTGCACCACCACCACCACCAAGTGTAGGCCCACCACCTCCACCACCGCCAACAATTAAGACCTCAACTGAACCACTAGACGCAGGAACAAAAGCGGACGTCCCTGTAGTTGTGAAGCTGTGTATTATATATCCACCGCTAATTGACACAGTACCACCTGTTCCTTGTGTCATACCAACAGTTCCTGAAGTTCCTGATGAAAAAGGATTTAAATTGCTAGAAACATCAATATTACTTACGCTTACATCGCGTATATAAGCATTGCCCCATGTTCTTCCTGGAAGACCTAAACTTGATCTATTGTTTAATAAAGGGTTTAAATTCAAAGAAACATCAATAATACTTACGCTTACATCACGTAAGTAAGCATTGCCCCATCTTCTAGTAATAATACCTAAACTTGAACCATTGCTTGTTAATGGATTTAAATTGGAAGAAACATCAATATTACTTGCACTTACATCACGTAAGTAAGCATTGCCCCATAACTTACTAGGAGCACCTAAACTTGCTCTATTAGCATTTAAAGGATTTAAATTGAGCGAAACATCAATAGAGCTTATGCTTAAATCGCGTAAATAAGCATTGCCCCATAACTTGTTAATTAGACCTAAACTTGAACCATTATTTAATAAAGGATTTAAGTTCAATGAAACATCAATAGAGCTTACGCTTACATCTCGTATATAAGCATTACTCCAATTTCTGCTAACATCTCCTAATTTAAAAAGATTTGTGCTACTAGGGATTATATTACCGCTTACTGAAGTAAGAACAATAGCAGTTCCTGCACTAAAAACTTGCCCATTAATTCTATTAACACTTAAGTCATCAATAAATAATGTGTTCCATCGCCTCAACAAAGACCCCAAATTAGAGCTTAAATCTCGAAAAGGCATTATATTAGCACTTACTTCAATAGAACTAACACTTAAGTCGCGTATATATGCGTTGCCCCATGTTTTGCTAGATTGTCCTAAGCTTGATCCGTTATTTGAAAAAGGGTTTATATTTCCGCTTGTAATTAATTCACCGCTTATCATCACTATATTGGAATTTATTGACAATGTTTTATCGCTGCGATAAGTATTTAATGTTTCACCATAAATAGCGTTAATATATGCATTACCCCAATTTTTAGTTGCCAGGCCTATACTTGAACCATTTGCAATTAATGGATTTAAATTTCCACTTATATCAACATTACTCAATGAAGCGTCTGAACCGCTCACAATAGGTGTTGCACCTCCTAATAGTTGTCCTCCAGTTATTAAATTACTTAAATTATAAGAAGTGTCTCCGTTCTTCATAAAAATTGCATTGTTTGCAGAAACCTCTAATATAATATTTTTTCCATCATGTGGCTTTATTGTTAAATGGTCTCCACTAATAGATGATAATGTATGCGTATACATTTTCCATGATTTATTATTGCTATTGAAAATATGTAAACTCATGGCATCAACTATTATAATATATATATATATTTTTTATATATATATTAATACATTAATACAAATATGTATATTATGTTATTTTAATTTTAATATGTGTTATTAATTATGCCTCTAATGCTTCTATTCTCTCAATTAAACTATTTAATTGCTCATCTAAATTAGTTGTTTCTTGTATTTTTACTTTTGCATGTAATTCTTTAATAGCAGCAATTCCATATGTAAAAACAGAATTATAATTTAAAGCATATGGTTGCTTTATTAAATTGTAGCTTACGTCATAATTAGAGCTAATGTCGTAATAATTAGCTGTTTTAATATAATTAGTGCTTGGGTCATAATTAGTGCTTGGGTCATTACTTTGGTTCTTTAAAATATAGCTTATATCGTAATAATTAATGGTTTCTTGATAATAATCTCCTCCACTTACGGCAAAGCTTAAATCAGGAATTTGTAATACTTCTTGGGCGATTAAACCCGCTTCATAAGACCAAATGTATCCGCTTAAATCTCCGTTATAACTTGCGTCTAACAATGTTAGCGTTTTTTGGTAAAACTTCGGATTTAATTTATCAATAACGTCTAGTCCATTAGTAATAACAACTTCGTTATGCTTTAATCTATCATCTGAGTTTACGTTTGCACTTTGTACTGTCATTGTTGGACTATAAATACTTTGAAAAGTCCATTTACCGGTTTGATCGATGCTATTAAAACTGCTATCAAACACGTTATAACTTGTTGGAGGACGCCCTCTTAAAGAAGACGTCATTACTCGATTTGTCCCATAACCAACAGCAACAAAAATTCCTAGTTCAGGAGACCAACAAGAACTATACCATATACCAGCCAGTGATGTTCTTGAAGTCCAATTTATTCCATTAGGTGAAGTCATTATACTTCCACTATGAGCAACAGCAACAAATAATTCTAGTTCTGGTGACCAAGTTACATTCCACCAACTAGCGTTTGGCACATTTAGTATATAAGTCCAATTTATGCCATTACCAGAAGTCATTGCTCTATATGTTCCACCATCAGCAACAGCAACAAATAATCCTAGTTGTGGTGACCAACATACACTCTTCCAAAAAGTTCCATTTGTCCATAGTGGTGTTGGTGTTAGTAGTGTTATCTGTGTCCAATCTATTCCATTTTTAGAAATTTTTGGCTCCCCCGATGAAACAGCAACAAATAATATAAGTTGAGGTGACCAACATACACTGCCCCAGTCAGCTGCATAACTTCTAACTATTACCGTCCAATTTATACCATTATTAGAATACATATGTTTATTATCATTTTGACAAACAGCAACAAATAAACCTAATTCAGATGACCAACATACACTTATCCAAGTAAAATTTCCATTTGTAATTACAGGAGCTAATGTCCAATCTAGTCCGTTAGAAGAATACATTACTCTATTATTTCCATCACTAGAAACAGCAACAAATCTTATTAATTCTGGTGACCAACAAACACTTCTCCATTGATTAGCTTGTGCTGCTGGTCTAGCTATCCAATCTATTCCATTAAATGAAATCATTACTCTATTGCTTCCATTGATAGCAACAGCAACAAATAGTCTAAGTTGTGGTGACCAACAAACAGAACTCCAGCTATTAGCTTCAGGAACCGCTCTAGCTGTCCAAGTTTGAACCGCTTTATCTCCGCTCGACAACGGATTTAAACTTGGATAAGCGTCTTTTGCTAATACATAATGCCCATTAACTGCGCTCCAGCTTATATCTCCACTAATTTCTTGATACACTCTATTTGACGCTCTTAAATTGTTAATATATGCATTATTCCAATAGCGTGACGTGCTACCTAAACTATAAGTATTGGTTGTAGAAGGGATCATGTCGTTAGTAATAGAAAGAACTCCACCTCCTCCACCTGATCCGTAAGCAACGCCATTAATAGTAGAAACGTTTAAGTTATCAACAAATACACGGTTCCAACGTCTTAACGATGAACCCAAACTTAAAGTATTATTAATTGAAGGTATTATGTTTCCACTTAATTCAATAGCAGAAGCGCTTACATCACGTATATAAGCGTTGCCCCAATATTTAGTGGAAAGACCTAAGCTTGAATTAGCAGTAGAACCAGAACCAGAACCAGAAGATGTTAAGTAGCGAATTACTACAATACCGGAGCCACCTGCGCCTGAAGGACCGGCATATCCTTCATTTGCTCCACCACCACCACCAGTGTTAGCTACTGCGTCCTGAAATGGTTGCTTTGTCCCTGGTGTTTGTGAACCGTTTCCGCCTCCATATGTTCCATTTGCTACTTGATAGGTTCCACCAAATGCTACACCTGAAGGACCCCCGTTTGATCCTCCACCTCCACCGCCCGCATAATATCTTAACGTCCCAGTTAATATACTAGTAATTCCAATACCACCCGTTGATCCAGATCCAGCGGCGCCAGCACCACCGCCACCACCACCTAAACCATCACTTACCTGAGGAGCACCATTAAATCCTTGTCCACTAATACCTAGACCTATTGTTCCACCATTTCCACCATTCTGTCCACCACCAGATCCACCATTTTGACCTGTAGGTGTTGACCAGCCACCTCCACCGCCCCCCCCTGTTGTGACAATTAAGGTTCCTATTGAAGACGATTCACCATTATTACCTCGAGCATCGTTTATGCTACTTGCACCACCTGCACCAACAGTAATAGTATAAGATCCAGCCGACAATGTGGTTGTTCCAGCAAGAACCCCACCGGCGCCACCACCGCCACCTCGCCCAGTACCACCACTACCACCTCCTGCTACTACAATATAGTCGATTGACCCGGGAGACGTAACAGTGAATGTTGTTGTTCCTACAGTTGTAAAGCTGTGGATTGTGTATCCACCACTAATAGTAACAGTGCCTCCGGTTGCTGATAGTGCTCCTCCTCCTCCTGATCCGACTGCAAAAGGAATTAAGCTAGTGCTTACATCAATATTGCCTGCACTCAAATCTCTAAAATAAGCATTGCGCCATAACTTACTAATAAGACCTAAACTGGATCCATTATTTAAAAAAGGATTTATTGAATTAATTGAAACATCAATAGATGTTACACTTATATCACGTATATAAGCGTTGCCCCATCTTCTAGTGCTAAGACCTAAGCTTGCACTATTAGCATTTAAAGGATTTAAATTGAGCGAAACATCAATAGAGCTTACGCTTACATCGCGTATATAAGCATTGCCCCAGTTTTTTCCGGGAACACCTAAACTCGATCCATTATTTAATAATGGATTTAAGTTCAAAGAAACATCAATAATGCTTGTGCTTACATCACGTAAATAAGCATTGCCCCATCTTCTAGTAAGAACACCTAAACTTGATCCATTAGCTAGCAATGGGTTTAAGTTCAAAGAAACATCAATAATGCTTACACTTGCATCACGTAAATAAGCATTGCCCCATGACTTGCTAGGTAGACCTAAGCTTGACCCATTAGCTAAAAAAGGATTTAAATTGAGCGAAACATCAATAGAGCTTACACTTACATCACGTAAGTAAGCATTACCCCAATTTCTGCTAACATCTCCTAATCTAAAAAGGTTATTAATACTAGGGATAATATCGCCGCTTACTGATGTAAGAACAATAGCAGGTCCTGAAGCACTATAAACTGCTCCATTGATTTTATTAATGCTCAAATCATCCACAGTTAGTGTGCTTAAACGCCTTAATGAAGTGCCTATATTAGAGCTTAAATCGCGTGACGGTAATATATTTCCACTTAATTCAATAGAACCAGCACTTAAGTCGCGTATATATGCATTGCTCCAAGTATTAGTTGAGAGACCTAAACTAGACCTATTAGTTAATGCGGGATTTAAGTTGCTTTTTGCGAGTAATTCGCCGCTAATCAATAATGTGCCTGAATTTAGCGCTAAAGTTTTGTCGCCGCGATAAGTATTTAATGTTTCAGCATAAATAGTGTTTACATATGCGTTGCCCCAGTTTTTAGTTGCTAGGCCTATACTTGAGCCATTAACTATTAATGGATTTAAATTTCTTGAAACATCAACATTACTTAACGAAGCATCTGATCCACTGCCAATAGTTGAAGCAGTCCCTAATCCTGCCATTAAATTGCTTAAATTATGGGAAACATCTCCACGTTTAATAAAAACAGAATTGTTTCCAGAAACCTCTAATATTATATTTTTTCCATCTTGTGGCTTTATTGTTAAATGATCTCCGCTAATAGATGATAAAGTATGTGAATACATATTCCATGATTTATTAATGCTATTGAAAATATGCAAACTCATCAACTATTATAACATTAATATATATTTTTTATATATATATTAGTATTAGTATTATTTAATTAATAATGTTTTTATTAATATGTTATTTTTATAAATGTTATTAAGCATTAGGTTCGTAAAGTTCTTGCAATGAAATGTAATTACCAGATGATGCTACAATACCGAATGGAACAGATATAGTATCATTTGACGGGCAATCTCTTCTAAACTGTAGTTTGTAAAATACGGTGAGCGCAGGCGAGAAGGTGGCGCCTGCAAGATCATCAATGAATGCGCCGTAATACACATTGTTAAATGTAACACCCATATTTGAACCTAAACTTATATCAGAAAACACAGGCTCATAAGTTCCTGCGCTTCCTGTTATACTCTTTAGTACTTGGAAACTTAAAGTTTGGTCCGCTTCTGGTGATGAAATATAGTTAACTTTAAATTCCATTTTAATGTATGAATTAGCACTTAATACAACTCGCGAAACAATGTAACCAGGAGCATCAATCCATGTATTGCTTACATCACCAATAGCTGCTGAAAGAGCGTCTTTTTTCAAAGTAAAAGTGCTCATTGTAACAGGGAGCTGCGAAGCATTAGTTAATGGTAGTACGTTTCCTGAATAATCAATACCGGCATAACCTGTTATTTTATTGGTATTACTTACAGCACTTGCAACAGTTAAACCACCGCTAATAGTTAGACCAACATTTGTTGTCCATCTATTTTCAGTTTTGCTATATACAAAGTTAGCATATCCGTTACCTAACTGAATACCGGCGTTATCAGCATCGGTGATTGATGTATATGTTGAACCAGACGCAAGAGTTAATAGTACATCACTAATGTCAACATTAGTAGAGTAAACGGTTGTAGTATTACCACGAACAATCAAATCACCCATAATCACAACACTGCCCGACGCATCTTGTGTAGTGCTGTCTACACCATCAACACCGAACGGGTCAATAACAATTTCATAAGGATTTGTAGATTTAGTAATTCTACCACCAAAAGTTCCTGAGCCAACTTGAATACCGCCTTCACTTACAATTTGGCCGTTAAGAAAGATGGTGCTGGCGCTAATATCAATGTTGCTATTATTGCATAAATCAATAACTGATTGACTACCTGTTGATGTAAGACTTAATTTAGAGCTGGTTGATCCTGCGCGAAGTCTAGAGCCGGTATACACATAGTTGTCGGTCACTCGATTGAAAATGAGGTCCGACATCCAAACTTTTTATATAATTAAAAACCATTTTTATTTTTAAATTTTAACTCATTAAATTAATTTAATAATTTAAAATATTAAATTAATTAAAAATATTTCTAAAAGTTTCAAAAAGTTTCAAAAAGTTTCTAAAAGTTTCTAAAAGTTTCTAAAAAATGCAAAAAATGTTTTTTTATAATTTTCTTAATACAATATTTGAAGAACCGGACAATAAAGTTATATTAATATTTATAATACCTTGCTCTTGTGCGCTAGCATTATTTTCTAATTTATATTTTATATAATATTTATTGGTTCCATTGTTAACATTTTCATCTAAAAGGGATAATCTATAATTACTTATAAATCCGCCGGTTGCATTTGTAATTCCTATATTTGATGTTCGCGATACCATGATTAAATCTCTCCATAGTTCAATAGTTATGCGTTCATCAAAAGAGTAGCAACACAACAAAGTAATATTTACATCTACTAAAACGGGAGTATTATTATAAATATCGATAGTATTATATAGTGATGCGCTTAAATCTTGTAAAAGGTTTGTTTTAGTTGTAAAACTATTGTTTTCGGTTGTTATTACGGTAGTATTAATATTAATAAGCGATAACGAATCGCCTACACTTATATTTAATGTATCAGAAGTTATATTGGATACATTTGTTAATAATATGTTACCTGAACCAGATGAATAAAGACTATTAAGATTTATAATACCTTGCTCTTGACTATGAAGATTATTTTCTAATTTATATTTTAAGTAATATTTTTTGGGTCCATTTGCTAAATTCTTATCTAAGTAGTTAAAACTATATGGAATAATTAATCCACCGGTAGCATTTATTGTTCCTAATTCATTGCTCCGCGATATCATGCTTGCGTCTCTCCACACCTCGACAATTATTCGTTCATTACTACCATAAGAGCAATATAAATTAGTGTTAATATTAATTTGAACATTGCTATTAAATACATTAATAGCATTATAAAAAGAATTACTCAAATCTTGTATATCTGATGTTGTTGTTGTTAAATTTTGATTATTAAATGTTGTTTTATTGGAATAATTGCCTGTATTTACAATTTCTCGTAATACTATATTACTTGATCCGGCAATTTCAGACGTTTTAACATTTATAATGCCTTGCTCGACAGTGCTGTCATTATTTTCTAATTTATATTTTATATAATATACTTTAAGACCTGCGCTCAAATTTTCATCTAAATATGTCAAGCTATAAGGTATTGTAATGCCACCTGTAGCATTTACTGACCCTAGGTCTCTATTTTGTGAAAGCATGCTTGCATCTCTCCATAGCTCAATTGTTATTCGTTCATTGTGAGCGCTGCAACAATATAATGAAAAATTAATATCGATTATAACTGATCTATTATTACCTACATTAATAGTATTAAATAATGATGTGCTTAAATCTTGCGTTAAGCTTGTAGATGTCAAAAAAAAACTATTTTCAAATTGTGCTTTATTGCTAGTATTTAGATTAGTGCTATTATTATTAGTAACAAGTTCTTCTAATCTATAAAGTTTTTGCGATTGATTGCTAATATATGTTAATAACAATTCTAATGTATTATTATAAGACCCAACAATTGAAGTGATTTGATTTGTCAAATTGGAAATACTTTTTCTACCAATATATTTGTATACATTTATAACGGGTTTATTGGTATCATTAATTACATAAATCCCATTATATAAATTTTGCGCTGCTAAATTGCCGAATGCTGAAAATACTAATGTTCCACTGGAATGATTATATGTCCAGCTACCTCCTTTACTTCCGTAGGGTAAATTATGTAAATTAATTGCTTTTGTTAATGATAATTCAGTAAATATTTCATATAAATATGGGTATACAAGAGAATTTCCATTTGAAACGTCGTAATAAGATTTATAATCGTAATTTAACGAATCTTCTAAAACATTTTTAGAGGTACTATCTAATTTATACCATGATGCTCCGTAATTAATAGGTTCAGTATTATATGGTTGTTGTAACTTAAGTAATTTAAATCTTCTTACTGTTCCTGTACTATCGTCTACAATACTGCATTTTGATTTATTTTGATCATCATGTGAATAGGTAACGAAATTATTTATTTGCAAACCTAACTCGGTCGCTGTTTTAACTATTCCATTTATATCAAAATCGGGATATTGTGGAACACTTTCTAAAAGAATTGCTTCACTCATAAATAAATTATTCTAAATAAAATTATCATTATTTATTTATAATAATATTTGTAGTAATATATTAATTGTTTCGTTAATTAATTAATTAATTAATTATTTTATTTTATTTTATTTTATTGTTTTTTTATTGTTTTTTATTTTATTTTATTTTATAAGTTTATAAGTTATTTTATTTTATTTTATTTTATTTTATTTTTATTGTTTTTTTATTTTATTTATTTATTATCCGCTTGCTAAAGCAGGGCTATAAAGTTCTTCAAGGGACATAAAATTGCCGGTAGATGCTTGAATACCGAACGGAGTTGAAATTGTATCATTAGCAGGGCAATTCCTCATTAATTGTAGTTTATAGGTTACATTAAATGTATCACCAGGGATCGGAAGTCTATCATAAAATATAATATTATGTACATTATTAATTGAAACACCCATATTTGAACCAAGACTTAAATCAGTACATATGGGTACATATGTAGCACTCTCATCAGGTCTCATTAACCTAATGCTTAGAGTTTGGTCTGCTTCAGTGGAGGAAGTATAGGCGATTCTAGCTTCAATCTTCATACGAGAATGTCTAGATGTCGCATAATAGCTTATACTCCAACCACTAACATCATGCCAGACACCTGTAGCTTGAATACCTGACGGGTCAATACTCGCTGGAAGAGATTCTGAATATACTATTTTAAAGGAGGAAAAAGTAGTATGTATCCTAGCACTGTTACTTGATGTTGTCATTGTGTTGTGAATTTTGAGCCCTCCACTAACATCTAGACCCTTATTAAAAGTCCATCTCTCATTGTTATCATTCCACAGCATAGATGCATAACCGTTGCCTAACTGAATACCTCCTCCGTCACCGAGAGAAGATGTTGAACCTGAACCGGAAGCAAGAGTTAATAATACATCACTAATGTCTACGTTAGTAGAGTAAACTGTTGTGGTATTACCGCGAACAACTAAATCGCCCATAATTACAACTTGGCCAGACGCATCTTGTGTAGAGCTATTTGAGCCATCAATGCCAAAGGGGTCAATAATAATTTCATAAGCATTGCTAGATTTAGTAATAGTACCGCCAAAAACTCCTGCTCCAATTCGAATTCCGCCGTCGGAACTTATTGATCCGCTTACATCTAAATTTTGGGCAAGTTGTAATGCTGTAAGTGCTGTTGCGTCACCACTTGATGTAGTAACAACTTTTAATCCGTTAATAAAGACAGTGGACGCACTTATATCAACATTGCCATTATTACATAAATCAATTATTGTCTCATTGTTAGCAGTTGACAATCTTAATCTAGGATTAATATTGTTTGTGCCTCCTCGTAGTCTAGAGCCTGTAAAAATATAATTATCACTGGGGCGATTAAAAAGTAGGTCGGACATATTTTTATATTTTATAATAATATTATAAATTTATAATTAATTAATTAATTATTCCTAAATTAATTATTTTATATATTGAAATTAAACGCAATAAATAAAAATAAATAATAGTTAATAATTGTTTATAATTGTTTATAATAATTAGACGCTGAACCATTTAATGCAACATTATGCATGAAACTATTTCTTATTTGAATTTCAATTAATATATTTGTTAAAACATATACGTGTAAGCTTTGATAATTATTACTTTTTGGATTAGCAATATAATCATCATATAGAAAATCTAATGTGTTAAAATTGGATGTTAATATATTTTTAATAGTATATGCGTATTGAGTGTTATAAATATTATTACTATCATTATAAATAATTCTTAGGCCGTATATATCGTATGGGATTTTCTTTTTTTGTATTTTTTTAATAATACGCGCTCCTGATTTTATGCGACTTTCGTAATTAATAATTATGTTATTATTATTGTTATTATTATTATTATTATTATTGTTATTATTATATGCAAGACCTTTAGTAATAGCATGAATAATAGTATTGCTATTACTAGTTAATAGTGTATTTGAGAGATTTAAAAAGTTGCACACTAAGAAAAGTAGATTGAGCATATATATGTATATGTAAAATAGCCGTATATATGTTAAATAATATATATGTTAAATAGTATATTTTGATTTAAATATTTTTTTAATTATTTAAATAATGTTACAAAAATTGAGAGATTTATATGATAACGATAGTTTGCCTAATTTATTATTATATGGAAACAATTTAGTAGGTAAGAAGACGTTACTTGAGGAATTATTAATTTATATATATAAGACAAATGAAAATATAGAAAATAATACATTAATTTTGAATTGTAGTTTGGGCAAAGGCAACATTAAATTTATTAGAGAAAATTTGCGTTTTTTTGCCAATACAATTACTCATAAAAATATTACTAATTTTAAGTCAATAATTTTATTAAATGCCGACAGTTTAACGTTAGATGCTCAATCGGCGTTACGCAGATCAATAGAAATATATAATCATACTAAATTTTTCATAGTAACTGCAAATAAGTCTAAAATAATAAAACCAATATTATCAAGATTTAGCGAAATATATTGTAATGACAGAAACATGGAACTTATTAATAAATCAATAAAATATAATAATAGCAATAGCAATAGCGCCAAATTTAATAATAAGCTTTCATTACTTATTAAAATTTTAGATAGTAAGCTAGAAACACTAAAAAATGAGTACGCTAACGCTAATGAGTACGCTAACGCTAATGAGTACGCTAACGCTAATGAGTACGCCAACGCTAATGAGTACGCTAACGCTAATGAGTACGCTAACGCTAATGAGTACGCTAACGCTAATGAGTACGCTAACGCTAATGAGAACGCTAACGCTAATGAAAGCAACAATGATTATAATATAAATGTGTTATTATTAGACTATAGTTCATTAATATATAATAAAGGCATAAGTGCAAATAATTTATTAGATTACTTTACAGCTAGGTCAAATTTCAAGACAGATTATAATAAATTTTTGTTTTTTTTCAATATATATAAGAGAGAAATACGTGTAGAAGAATATTTAATATACATAATATTATATTTTTATAGCAATGCACTAGTTATTGATTTTTCGGCATTAAATGCTAACTAAATTAGCATTTTTATTATGTTAATTAACTAGCGTAATAATTAAAATGTTAAATAAAATACATTTAGATAAAATACATTTAGATAAAATACATTTAGTTAAAATTAATTATTTAAAATAAAATTTTAGATTATAAAAATGGATGATTTTAATCTTTCAACAATAATCGAATCTAAAAATGAGTGGTGTGCGCGATTAACAAACACATTAACTCCATGTGTAATTGAAGGTCTAAGGTCAATATTTACAGAAGCCTATGATGTATGTTTAGAAAACAGCGAAGAAACTAAATATTTAATGACATTTCAAAATTTTTTAAACAATATTCCAAAGTGGAGTTCGGAGATTGTTGAAAATGAGAAACAGCGTATAATTACGTCTAGCGCGTGTAATTATTTAGAAGATTTAATAACATGTGTGCATATTACACAATTGAAAGCACTAACCTCAACTCGTGTAGGTTTAAAGCAAAAAAAAATAAATATTGATATACCAGACCTTCATAAATTTATACATAAGACGTATATAAATGTAGCGCGAAAGGTATATGTAAATATTTATTTATTTGAAAAGAATTTAAAGCCTCTGCAAGTTCAAAAAAACAATAGGGAGTTAGAAATAATAATAAAGGAGTGTATTTTAAATACAATTAGAGAGAGTATACCGATTGAGCATATATTACAAATGTATTTGGACGAAACATTGGAAACCGATGTTGAAGTAGAGGAGAAAAAGGAAGTAATAACAGATAAAGAGGCATTAGAAAAAAGCAAGAAAGCAAAAGAAAAGAAGGAATTAGAGAAAATTAAGCAAGATACGGCAAATAAATTGAGAGAAGAGAGCAAGATTAATTTAAAAAATACGATTTTGAACGCAAACAAGGATTTAAATGAGGACAATGTAACAAGTGCAAATAGCAATATTAAAAAGTTGGATTCTAAAGTTTTAGAAACTGATGAAAGCAATAATGCAAATGCGAATGATTACAATTCTGAAACGGAGTCGGAAAGTAATTTCAAGTTAAAGCTAGACAAAATAGACAAACTAGATAAATCGCAAATTGACCTTAATATTCAAAATTTGAGTGATGATCCCGACAAATTAGATTTAGATATATTAGATTTAAATCATGATGTTAGTGATAATGAAAGTATAACATTGGATATTGAGGAGTTGAGTTAATGCTAAGTTGCTAAAAATAGTTTATAACTATTGTTTTAAATCAATTCGTTATAATTATAAAATTCATTTATATTTATAAATTAAATGAATTTTGTGATACCTACATTGGCAATAAGTATTATGTATGTGTTATTTAAGATTATAGATACAAAGTATATATCAAAGGACAACATACCAGTAAAATCAATAACTAAAGATGGATTTATTGTGTTTTTGTGTGGGTCCATTGCATTATTTGCATTTGAACAATTAGATTTTAATAACATGATAGGCGGGTCAAAAGCCGCCTTATCTGCTTTTACAAATAGCCCCGATTTTTGACATTAATCCGTTTTTTTCTTTAAGTCCTTTATTTATATAATATAAAGTTATTTTTATAATATATAAATTTTTCGTCGCTTTTAAAAAATTAGCTTACCATAATAGGTAATTGATCTATATTAAATATTTCTTGAATATTGTTAATTCTTTTCTTTGGTACTTTATAGCTATCAAATAATGGTTTTTGTAATACATTTTGTGGAGTGTGTTTATGAACTGATCGCGCAATCATTTTATATAATTTGAAGTCAGGATATCTCTCTGTTCCATTATTTTTATACAATATATTTTTATTGTTGTCATCAAAAACCCATTCAATCATGATTTTTTTGATAGGAGATTTTAATTTTTTGATGTCGTCCAAGTCCTCAATAAAATAATCAAATAGGCTGCATCCTAGGCGGCATAAGTCGAAGCTGCTATTTGGGCCAATAATTGGCTTGTCTTTATTTAAATATGGCTCGCAATTATACTGCGTCGTTGCATCGCCTGCCTCTGAATAGCTGTCACTGCATATAAATTTATTTTTGAATTTGTAAATGGCTCTTCCAAAATCGATTATTTTGTATATTTTGCCAAACGTGGGGACTTTATAGTGTGCGTTGTTATATTTATAATATAAATATTGTTTTGGAGTAGACACATATACAATATTATTTGTGTGCAAATCGTTGTGGGTAAATTCAAACACTTTCTGATATGTAATTAATGTAAATAATATTTGCATAATTATAGACTCCCATTCGCTATCTTTTATTTTATTATTTACTATATAATCATCTAATGTATTTTCGCAACTTTCTAATATTATCATTTTAACAGGTATTTTATGAATAGAGCAAAATATTTCTTCGCTATTGAAGCTCGTTTCGCTGCTTTCGTCATCATCATCGTCGTCATCATCGTCGTCTGAACCATTATTGCTTGAACCTGTTAAATTAGTATTTGAAGATCTAGAAGAACATGTTTCGGAAGAATTTGTAGTATTAATTCCTGTATTAGTATTAGTATTGCTATTAGTATTATTTACTTTATTATTTACTAAAATATCTAAATTTTCATAAGTTAACTCTAAATTGGTTTTATGTGTTTCTTCAATATTAGCTTCACAATCAGGAAGGTCGCTTAAATCACTAATGTTTAGGTCACTAATATTTAGGTCACTAATGTTTAGGTCACTAATGTTTAGGTCAATCTCGGAGTTATCTAAAACTAAAGCTTTCTTATTTTTTTTAGTATTATTAAATAAATTGAGTATTTTTTCATTATCATCGAAAACAAATAAATTGTTTATGTGCTTGTGAAAATAATCCGATTCGTTTAAATATTCCAAGTCCTCTGTAACATTATATTTAAATTTATTTTTTACTCCTAAAAACGCCCCATAATAGTCTAAACCGTTATAAAAATTAAAGTTATTTAATAAACAGCTTGACAAATATGAAAAAAACCCATCAATATATGCGGAGTTATTTGGATCCAATATTTTCTTATAAGTTTTCATGTATTCCATTGATTTTGCATCTAAATCCTCTTTATCTATAAATTTAGGTAATTCTAATATATTATAATTATTTTCATATTTTCCTATCATATATTTTACGGGGTCAATAAGAGGGCTATATTTAATAAAAATCTCTTTTTTAGATTTATTATTGCATATATCTGTAATTATTGCTAAAAATTTGTTATAATTAATTTTTTCTAAAATTAATTCTAAACTATACTTATTATTCAAATTAATAGCATTATAATTAGTATTGTTTAAGTTAAAAAAATTATTATATAATGGAAAATAGTTTTGCGAACTTTCTATATCTAATAACTCACTATTGTTAAAGTTCTCAAATAGCTGTTTATTGTTATTTTTTTTATAGTTTATTTCCATTTAATAAATAAGAAATACTTATTTTTTTAATTTATAACACAAATAAATATATTAAACTATAAAGTTTAAATAAGAAAAAGTATAAAGTTTAAATAAGGCAAATTATTAAGTTTAAATAGCAAACTATTAAATATAGCCAATAAATATAAATTATTTAGTAATGACACTAGAATTGAAAAAATTTGACATTAAATCTATAAGTTTTAGGCCAGATGAAAATAAAGGGCCTGTTATTGTGTTAATAGGGCGGCGCGATACCGGTAAAACTTATTTAGTGCGAGATTTGCTATATTATCATCAAGATATTCCTATAGGGACAGTAATCAGTGGAACAGAAGCAGGCAACGGTTTTTATGCGGAGCATGTACCCAAATTATTTATTCACGATGAATACAATACCGCTATTATTGAAAACATATTGAAAAGGCAGAAGACGGTAATGAAGCAGATAAAAAAGGAAGTCGAAGTTTATAAGAAATCGAATATTGATCCGCGAGCATTTGTTATATTGGATGATTGCTTATATGATGGAAGCTGGACGAAAGATAAGATGATGCGTCTCCTATTTATGAATGGTCGGCACTGGAAAGTGATGTTGGTCATAACAATGCAATATCCTTTAGGTATTCCTCCAAATTTGCGCACGAATATCGACTACGTTTTTATATTGCGCGAACCATATATTGCAAATCGGCGGCGTATTTATGAGAACTATGCAGGCATGTTTCCAACTTTTGAGAGTTTTTGCCAGGTTATGGATCAGTGCACAGAAAATTATGAGTGTTTAGTGATCAATAATAATGCCAAATCGAATAAATTACATGACCAAATATTCTGGTATAAAGCCGAACATCATAAAACATTCAAACTTGGCTCAAAAGAATTCTGGGAAATCAGTAAAAATATGGATTCCGATGACGACGAAGAGATGTATGACCCTAATACGAGAGATAAAAAGAAGGGCCCCAAAATTAATGTGCGCAAAACTAAATGGTAAGGCGTTGCTTCTAGATTTTTGTTTCTAAATTATATAAACAACAACAACGATTTAAAGACTAATTACATTATTATAGTATAAATATGACTTCTCTCGATATTGTTAATTTAATAACAAATAACCCTATTACAAAGCTAAATGCTAACAATAACAATAAATTATTAGAAAAAGTGAAAGCTAACTTTACAGAAATGGAGCAACAATTATTTATAGCTAGTTTTTATACTTATTTAAATTATGATAAAACAGCAGATTTTATTGTAGATATAGATTATATTTGGAAGTGGTTAGGATTTAATAGAAAATTTAATGCAACTAGCTGTTTAAAAAATAATTTTATAATTAACAAAGATTATAAATATAGTGATGTTAATGATAGTTTTGCTACCGCACGTACGGGAGCAAAAAACACAGGCAGTGGTGGTCACAATATTCAAAAATTTTTTTTAAATATTAAGACCTTTAAATCATTATGTTTAAAGGCACAAACAAAAAAAGCAGACGAAATACATGAATACTATATTAAGTTAGAAGAATTAATTAATGAAGTATTAGAAGAAGAAGCATTAGAAATGAAAAATAAATTACTAATAAAAGATAATCTTATTACAAATGCTATTCAAGATAAATTAAAAGCAATTGAAAAAACTCTGGTTTCTCAATTTCCTGTAAATTGTGAATGTATTTATTTTGGAACTATTGATAATTCAAACGCTGAAGGAGAGAAATTAATAAAATTTGGACATAGCAATAATCTCTCCGTGCGATTACAAGACCACCATAAAACTTATGAAAATTTTATTCTTCGCGATGCTTTCAAAGTTCATAATAAGCAAGAAATTGAGAATGCTATTAAAACAAGCTCTAAAATTAGAAAACATTTACGCACTATTGAAGTAGATGGAAAAAATAAAAACGAAATATTAGCATATGATGAAACTAACTTTACAATTCCTTGTATCTCAAGATATATTAAAAATATTATTTCTGAAAAATCATATAGTATTGAAAAATTTAATATCTTAGTAGAAGAAAATCAAAAATATAAAGCAACATTAGAGCAATTAAGTGATGAAAATGAAAAATTGAAGGTCCTTAATAATGAATATATAGAAAAAAATGAAAAATTAGAGCAACTTCTTGCATCTATTACAAATAATTATGAAAATAATAATGAAACCATTAATGTAAATAGTGATGAAACAGTTAATGTAAATAATGATGAAACTAATATAATAAGTGCTGAACTTAAAAATAAGTTTGATAAATTTATCGATGAGTGTTGTTTTCTTCATAAAGAGGTAGAGGTAGCTTCAACAACAATTGTAGGGCAATTTCGTATTTATAATAGAGAAAAACCTACAAAACTCGTATTTAGCATGTTTAATACATATATGAGAACACGATTTTTAGCATGTCGCATTAGTGGTCAAAATAAGAATCAAGTTGTTCATGGATTTAAAGGA